ACGGCTCTCTTTATAAGAGCCCTGAAAAGATTAGAACTAAGGGTCGTGGCAAACAAGGTAAGCAATTGAATGTTTACGTGCTTGCCAAACTCTTCAAACCTTACTTTGATTTGTGGATGCAGGAGCGTGAGCGCCTCGGCATTCAAAGTGAGTGGCTTCTCGTTAATCATAACAAAGCAACTGGGCAATGCGAGCCCGTTACGATTTCAACCCTCGACAGTTGGGCGTCTACCATTGACTCAATGAGTAAATCGCCTTTCTACTGGCATAGTCTTCGTCATATGTTTGTCAGCGAATTGCAGCGCTCTGGCATCCCAGACGGAGTAATTGTTGAGATTTTGGGGTGGAGCACGCAAGAAATGGTCAAAGTATATTCAGACCTCGAAACCGACGAACAGTTGGCGAGTTACTTTGACGAAAGCGGCGTAAAGACCGTAGAACAGACCAAGTTGTCTGATATCTGATAATCATCATATGCCCTCGGAGTTTTCAGACTGTCCGTGAAAGCTCAGCAGTCTTTTTAAGACGCGTGAGAAAGGCATTGTTTATACTGCGGGTTAGAGCAGTTGGTTAGCTCGTTAGCCTCATAAGCTAAAGGTCGTGGATTCGAGTTCCACACCCGCTACCAAAAAGGCGATACAGTGAGCGACGGTATCGTCGGCGAGGATGGCCTCTCGTTCGTCCCCCGGACACCTCTAAACTATGTGGCAACACCCGGGGCTCACCAGTTCTTACGTGGATTCTCTGATAAGTAATCCACTTTATATATGCTGGCGTAGCTCAATAGGTAGAGCTGCTGATTTGTAACCAGCAGGTTGGGGTTTCAAGCACCTCCGCCAGCTCCACAAAACTCCCTCTAAGAGGGAGCTTTTTATTTATACAAATACGTTTGCGGTTATCGGCACAGGAAACCGCGGATTTTCAGGAAGGAGAAATTATGGCCGAAAAGAAAAGCAGAGCCGGTAAGCCCGAAGGCGGAAGTATACCTGAGAGCGTTCGTATCAATAGACGCAAACCTATACGAGTTAACGCCGATTACACTCCTCCAACAATTCGGCTCAAGGCTCCTGATAATGAAGAAAGAAAATATTACTGCTGTATGTGCGGAAAAGACTTTGAAAAGCAAAAAGGAAATTTCCCAAGCGGCGGTAAGTCACTTTTATGGAAAGGCAATAACGGATATCTACCGTTTTGCAAAAACTGCACCGAAATATTGATGCAGTCTTTGACATCGTTTTACAGTGGCAACGAAGAACACGCCCTGCGGCATTTATGTTCTATGTTTGACTGGTGCTACAATGACACGGCATCTGCAATGACACTGGCAGATGTGCATTTTACAAACTCTCGTGTCTCAATATACCCGTCTAAGATGAGCGCCCGTCCGTCTGCTATGCACGGAGAAACCTTCTTAGACACTATTCGCGAGGAAGTTGAGGAGCGAGACTCTTTGACCGATTACGCAATTGTCCCAGATGGAGACGATAGTGACTTTGAAGTCACTCGCGAAATGATACGCACTTGGGGTAAAGGATTTACGCCTGACCAATATCAGTTCCTCGAAGAGGAATACAAGGATTGGACTACAAAAAGTGTGTGCAAAACCAAAGCTCAAGAAGAATTGTTCAGAAATATCGCATTGGCTCAGCTTGACGTCCGAATCGCTCGTCAAAACGGCGGAGACGTGCCCAAGGCTCAAAAGGCTTTGCAAGACCTTATGAATTCTGCTAACATTCTTCCGAAGCAAAATTCCGACAATATCCTTGCTGATACTCAGACTTTTGGCACGCTTCTAAAGAAGTTTGAAGAAACCGCGCCTATCCCCGAACCCGATGAGCGTTGGAAAGATGTTGATGGTATTCGTCGCTATATGAACACGTGGTTCAGAGGCGGTCTCGCCAAGGCTCTAAAAATCAGCAATGAAAACACCGCCCTCTACGATGAGGCAGTTGACGAAATGCAACGGTATACCGTTCAGCCCGTCGCAATCAGCGCAGCAGAAAGTGCAAACGACTCCTCCATCTTCGACCAGAACGGCGGCGATGAAGGCGGTGGTAACGATGAATGACCAGCAATCTATGTATAACCGAGTGATGGAAGGCATTGGCCGGTGGGCGTCATTCTATCGTGCCAATCCTCACCGCTTTATACAGGAATACTTCGGGATTCGCTTAAAGCGATTTCAAGAGATTATGATATGCGAAATGTTCGACTCTGGTCGAGTTTGCTTTATCGGATGCCGTGGTATTTCTAAAACATATACGACCTCTTTGTTTGCAAGTACAAAATGCGTTCTATACCCCGGAACTGCGTGCGTTGTTGCTTCTGCTACAAGACGACAGGCAAGAGAGATAGTGGCAAAAATCGAAAAGATTTTTATGCCAAATTATCCTATGTTTGCGCTTGAGGTTGAGGAAATTGTAAACAACCAAATCAACACAATTGTTAAGTTCCGCAACGGCTCATACATTGAAATCGTTACGGCGAACCAGAACGCGAGATGTGGTCGTGCAAACCTACTCATTATCGACGAAGCTCGAATGGTAGACAAGACTATTATTGACTCCGTTCTGAAAAAATTCCTCACCGCGTCCAGACACGCTGGATTTATGGATTTGGAGGAATACAAAGATTATCCTATGGAACAAAACCAAGAGATGTATCTAACATCTGGTTGGTATGCAAACCATTGGTGTTATAACCTATTCCGAGATTATGCTGCGGGAATGATTACGGGCAAAGACTATTTCGTTGCCGCACTTCCTTATCAGCTTTCAATCAAGGAAAAACTGCTTGACAGACGACAAGTAGAAGCAGATATGGCAAGCTCTGACTTCAATGAAGTTTCTTGGATTATGGAAATGAACGCAGAGTTCTGGTCTGGCGCTGATGGCGCGTTGTATTCTTACGACGAGATATCGCCTGCTCGACGACTCAAATATGCGTTCTTGCCTCCGAAACTGTCTGGATTGATATCGGACAAGCGAGTTAGAATTCCTCAAAAGATGCACAACGAAGTGCGTATTGTATCTGCCGATATTGCATTGATGCAATCTACTGGAAAGACGGCTAATAATGACGCGACATCAGTGTTCGTCAACCAAATGCTTCTCAATGAAAATGGTTCGCGTGCGGTGAAAAACATTGTTTATACGCAGAACTACGAAGGATTGCGTGCCGAGGAACAAGCGCTCGAAATTCGACGCACATTTGCCCAGTACGATGGAGACTGGCTCGTAATAGACGCGAGAGGCTTAGGTCTTCCTATTGTCGATTTGTTAATGGCAGATATGTATGACCCTGAAACTGGTGAGACATACTGTGCTCTCGGTTGCTACAACAACGAAGAGATTAACAGGCGTTGCAAAGTCAAGAATGCCCCGAAGAAAATTTGGGCTATGCTTGCCAACAACGATATTAACTCCCAATGCGCACTCACATTGCGTGAGGAATTCAGGCAGAATACTATTCGCTTACTTGCTCACGAGGAAAACTTTGACGAAGACCTCGGACAGTTGGCTGGCTTCTCACGTCTGAAGCTTGAAGATAAGCTCCGTATCAAGGCGGCGTATATCAACACCAGTTTAGCAGTAAACGAACTTATCAACCTCGAGACAGAGGTTAAGGGCAATTATGTCCGCGTAAAAGAGAAATCGGGATATCGAAAAGACCGATTCTCATCTCTAAGCTATAATATATGGCTCGCCAACCTTTTGGAAAAAGAACACGCAAACTCCGCTAAAAAACCAAGCGGGTTTGAAGACTATGTATTCCAATTTAGGCAGCCGCAAATCAAACGAAAACGATAAATTAAGAAAGGAGGATTAGCCAGTGGCGCAAAAGAAAGTTAACATCAATACCGTTCCTTCCGTCAGCGATGTCGAAGAGCGTCAAAAATTTGCAGCGGCTTTTGCAAAAGCAATGGCTCAGCAAACAATTCACGACCCTAACGGCAAGACTTCAAGACGAACTTCTCGCACGTTTACGTCGTACACACGTGAGAATATCGAAACATATCTTGAGTCTCCTACTGCGAATGAAAAGGAACTGAGAAACGCCAGTATTTTTCTTTACCAGACTCATTCAAGGTACAGAAATCTGCTTCACTATTACGCGTGCGTTCCTCGTTGGTATTACACCATCACCCCTCTTGCTTTCAACCCCGAAAAGGTAAAGAAAGAAACTTTTAAGAAGCAATACCAAAAGACTTGTAACATCATTGAGTCAATGGGCATCATCAGAAGTATGCGCGAAGCGGCGCTTATAGCTCTGAGAGAAGGTGCTTTTTACGGAGTAATCTGGGGTGGAGATGGCAATTCTTTCATTCTTCAGAAGCTTAACCCCGATTATTGCCAAATTGTGAGCATCACCGACGGCAACGTCTTTCAGTTTGCTTACGATATGAGCAAAATCAAAGAAGAAGACCTTGAAACTTACTACCCGCCTCAATTTGCCGATATGTATCGTACATATCAGTCTGGAGGCAGCCAATATCAGGTTGTTCCTCCTGAAGTTGGATTTTGCATCAAGGGCGACTCGTCTATCCCTGAATACAGTATCCCTCCGTTCTCTGCGGTGCTTCCGTCTCTGTATTCTATCAAAAATGTTGAAGACCTCACCGAGACAGCTACGGAGCTTTCTAATTATAAGCTCATCGCTGGCGTTCTTCCCGTTGACGATGAGGGCGTTCCGTTGATTGACTACAATACGGCTATGCAGTATTACGCGCACATTGCGGGTAATGTTGGAGACCGTGTTGGTGTCGCAATTAGCCCCTTTGAGCTGAAAAGTTACGATTTTGAGCAAAGTGGAACGACAGCACAAATCGACAATGTGGCGAGAGCGAACGAGAACTTCTTCGCATCGGCCGGTACGAGTGCGCTTCTTCACGGTGCTACAAACTCCACAAGCGGCGTTACCAAGTTGGCTATTAAAACCGACGAGGCATTTGCTTTCACCATTATGAACCAGTGCGGTGCGGCAATTAACCGCTTCTTAAAGACATTGACTGGAAATGTGAAGTTCAAGATTAACTTCCTTCCTGTTAGTATCTTCAATGAAACGGAAATGATTGAGCAATACAAGAGCGCAATGAATTTCGGTATGGGCAAGCTTCAGTATGCTGCTTGTATTGGAATGGCTCAAACAGACTTGCTCGGACAGGCTTATATCGAAAACGAAATTCTTGAGTTCGATACGGTGTTTACTCCGATGCAAACCGCTTCAACTCGTTCGGCTGACGACAAGAGCCCCGGACGCCCCGAGTCTGACGACATTTCGGACGAAGGCGAGGAAACTCGCGATACAACCGCCAACGATAACAAGTGAGGTAGCGTATGAGCAGAAGACTTACAAACGACGAGTTTATCAAGAGATTGGAACAATTCCAACCTGATATTGAGGTTCTCGATACATATGTCACCGCAAAAACCAGAATGCGAGCAAGGTGCAAGCGTTGTGGCAGAGAATGGGAAGCAGACGGCGGTAGTCTCGCAAGAGGCGACGGATGTATTAGATGTGCATCGGTTGATAGAGAGGCAAAACGCCGTATTTCCACAGATGAGTTCAGGTGCAAGCTATCAAAAATCTCCCCTACAATTGAGGTTGTCGGCGAATATAAGTCCAGCACAGACAAAATTCACGTTAAGTGCTCAGTGTGCGGACACGAATGGCTTGCAGCTCCTTACCATCTACTTGAAGGTCACGGATGTTGCGAGTGTTTGCGTGAACAAAAGCGAATACGCTTTCGGAGCACACACGAGGAATTTGTGCAAAAACTGCTCGCCGTACATCCTGATTTTAGAGTTGTAGAAGGCAATGACAATATATATCAGTCTGCTGATACACCACTTTTCTTCGAGTGTCCACACGGTCATACGTTTCGTGCCAGACCGAGCAATATGCTTAGACCCGCATCGGGGTGCTCCGTGTGCAAAGAGTCGATGGGTGAGCAAAGAGTTCGCAGGTACTTAGAAGAAAATGACATTCCGTTCGTTCCTCAAAAGGTATTTTCTGACTGTGCATACATACGAGTTCTTCCGTTTGATTTCTATGTCGAGTCTTTGAATACGGTTATTGAATTTGACGGACATCACCACTTCGTGCCAATTAAGTATTTTGGCGGAGATGTGCATTTGAAAGAAACTCAGACGCGAGACGAAATCAAAACGAAGTATTGCCTCGACAATGGAATTACTCTCATTCGGATTCCGTATTGGGACTATGACAACATCGAAAGTATTCTCGATGAAGTAATTAGCTCGCAGCAAAGGAGTCAGATATGAAAAACATTTTTATCAAGGTTGTCAGCCCCGAAGTAGCCGAACAATTGGCGCTTCAGGGCTTTCAATATATCAAGGAGCAAAATGCTTTTGTGTTCGCCTATAGCGATGAGCTTATTGCCGTTCTCCAGCAGCAGTATTCTCATTCGCAATTTGCGTGCGAAAGCAAGCTCAGATTCTAAGAAAGGAGGAAAAAGATG